TAACTGGCTGGTCACCACCAAACTGAAATTGATAGGTCGGATTAGAACCACCCGAAATTCTATTTGCGTAATATTTTAATACTATTGAATCCGTTACATCAAAAATGCCATCATTCCAAATAGCGGTTGCAAAAAATTCCGAATAACCCGAATTAATAACAGGTATTGTATTCCCAGAAGTTCCGATTAATGTTTCAACACCTCCAGAATCTCTTTTATATATCTTAAAGAAAAATTCAGCTTCACCGCTACCTGTTATCCTTGTAATATTTCCCGTTGTGGTTACGTTAAAAACCCCAGGGTTACCATTGATAAGATTTACAGGTGATACTAAAGAAGCTATTAACTGCTCCGTTGTGGTTATTTCTCCAGTTGGTACATCGACTGCTATTGTGTTATAATCGGGGTCATCTATTGCCGTTACTAGCTTAAAATAACCCGATACCGAAGCTGCTACATTTGTAGCGTATAAGCTTAAAGTCGAAGGCAAATCATTAGCCGTTAAATAATTGTTATTATCTACGCTTCCATCTGCCTTTAAGAATTGAGTATCTACGCCTCCAGCTTTAATTAATGCAGTTGCAGTAATATCAAACAATCCTAAATTAACATCGCTTGTAGCGCCTGTATATGGTACAAAACCCGTAGCACTTGCGCCACCAATATCCGCTAAAACCTCCGCACCTGTACGGTATTTAACAACTCCGCCCTCACTAACTAAAAATTTATCTGTGTCATAAAGAGCGTTTTGAATATTTGCAATAGTTAATCTAAAATTAGTGTCTATTCTTAACGCTTCTGTATTGTTTACTCGGATTATAAAGTCGTTGTTTATTGTCGAACCTATGTAACAATCGTTATCTATGCCTGGATTAATAATCCCAAAACTTGCATAACTTGAAGTTCCATCTGTTAAGTGTATAGCATTTCCGATTTCTTCAAGAATTGAATTACCGACCGCGCCAGAACTTGTAAACTTTGCAATATTGCCAGTTGTGCCTGAAATGCTTGAGCTTGACGCGCCACCAATATCGGTTAAGACCTCGGCAGCGGTTCGATATGCAACGGAATTATCTGCTTTTAGGCTTAGAAACTTTGTAGCTGCTTCTAAATCTGTAAGTGCTGAAAGAATTAACGTTCCATCTATTTCGATATCGGTCGATGAAAGTTGCAATGGAATTTCGTTTCCAAATCCATCCGTTATTCTTTTCTTGACGCCTGTTATTGTATTGTTGTCGGTTACCTTTAAAAGTGAATCGTAGGTTTCCGATATTAATTCTCCAGTAAGTGTAGCCATTTATTTGTAAGTTATAAAATCTTCAGATTGCCCATTGTATTCAGTGAAAATAAAAGCTTCACCCACTAATTTCATTTTACCGATTTCTAATTGTTTTTTTATTTCTGGTTCTTCTTGAAATTCAAAAACTTGATATGTCCAAAATCCTTCGGTTGCATTTAAAAAATAATCATTTACGTTTATCTCAAATTCTGAATATCTATCGATATATAAACTTTCATTCAATGATTCAAATATAACGATTTCATTCGTAATATCATTAACAAATTCAAACACGTAAATAGGTGATTCTAAACTTATTTTTTCTAAGCTTAAAACCAAATCTTTTACAGTTCCTTTTTCAAAAAGTATCATAATCATAAATATAATTTTTAGACGTAAAAAACACTATATATATTATTTACTTTACTTTACTTTACTTTACAAGTGTTACGAACACATTCGGAACGCGTTACATTTTTTGCAATAGTTTAAATATCAATGAGTTATAAAATTATTTTCTTAGTTTTTTTTTGAAAAACCTCCAACGTTTCACTAAAGTTTAGTGAAAGTATCATGAAACTATGGTGAAAGTATCATGAAAACATAACTAAAAAACACAAATTTAATGTTTAATATTATTATACTTTATGACAATTCTATGACAATTAAATACAATATTACTTTTATATTTGATTCATAAACAAAAACAAAAAAACATGGAAATTTTAGCTTTTATCTTTTGCGTAGTACCTATTTTATTTGTACTTTTATTCTCAACAGCAGTTCACTATTTTATGGAAACACTTAAAAAACACGACAATGAAAAATCTATTTGAAAGACTAAACGAAAAAAACATTAAAGAACTTGAATCTTATCGACATTCATTCCCATGTCATATTGAAAATTTATTTGATGAATTACAAAAAGAATCTTTTTATATTTGTTTAACTTATGATACAATTTGTAATTTAGTTACTTTTTTACAATTACCAAATCATTCACCTTCTTCAATATATAAAATATTTAATCATGAATAATTTAATAAACACGACAATGAGAAATCTATTTGAAAGACTAAAACCCGAGCATATTGAAAAGCTTAAAGATAAAGAAAGTTTATACCCAAAGACTATTCCATTTTTATTTTCGGAATTAGAATCAAATAATTTTTGGTCTGAATTAACTTATTCTTGCATATTTACTTTACTAAGTTATTTAGATATTTACGATTATTCACCAACAACAATAGAAAACTTATTTCAAAATGACTAAATTAATAGACAAAATAGAAAAGATTTATTTAGATAAATTTTATGCACTACCAGAGTGCGAAATGAAAACTAAAGCTTTACACGCTTTAAAGACTGGAACAAGTTTTGGATGGATGGGTGGCGATGTATCTCACTACTTGCAAGATAATTTGTTAAGTGATGAAGAACACCCTTTTATTTTAGACTTGCTTAAAACGTACGACAATCGTTCTAGTGGCTCAAGTCTTTGCAATGGTGAAGGTGGTATAAACATAAAAAGTGGATGGGGCTTATAAACCCCACCCATTTCTTTTAAAATAATGCAGCAATGATTGAAGAAGTAACTTCAGGAGAAAGAGCTTTCTCTTGACCACTGAAAGTAAGTTCGTAACCCGAACGGTCACCAGTTGCAGTACCAGAAGCAGCAGTTCCAGCAGTGATGTCTAATCCACCCGCTTGACCTAACATCCAGTATTTACCATTCTTATCTTCAGCGATAGCAATTAAGCTATTTTGTGCTAAAAGTAAAATTTCATTACGCGTGTTTGCTTGTAATTTATTTAAAATTACAGTCAATTCTTGAGCGTAAAAGATTGTTCCGTTTTGAACGGAAGCAGTTATCGTTTCAGTAAAAGAAGATGTTTCTTTAATCAAATCGTATTTATAGAAGAACTTCCCAACCGCTAAGTCGATTTCAGTAACAACTCCAGCAACTTCAGTCGTTCCAGTTACGTTACCTTGCTCTATAAATAATACTGATTTTAAACCTCCGAGTGACGATTTACAATCGTAAATGTACCCTTGCGTTAATGCACATGACATATTTTTGAGTATTAAAAAAGGGTAGGCAGTTTATCCACCTACCCTCTTTGGTTAAAAATTAATTATTAATTAAGCAACTCCACCTTCTTGCCAGTACACGATTTCAGTTGGGAATGCATATTGAACGCCCATTTTGAATTCAGCAACGAAACGCATTTCGTCAGCTTCTTTCGCATAGAACAATTCAAATCTTTCTTCCTCGTTAAGTAAATCCACACCTAAGTAAAGATTTGACATACGAGTAGCAATTATCTTATCAGTTCCGTTCAAACCATTTACAGCGATTAGCTTTACGCTAGTTCCAGGAATAACGATTTCAAAATCTACTGATTCAGCAGCGTAATGGAACAAGTTCGCAGCCTTCAATGCAACTGTGTACATTCTGAAAGCATCCATTCCAGCGAAGATAACAACGTCACCATTTGAAACGATGTCAGCAGGTATCAAAGTATAAACTTCATCAACCGCTGCAATGATAGTGCTTGTAGACAAAGCAGCTACATTACCCGGATTGCCATCAATTACACCCGCAACAGGTACACCAGCAGGAGCTATGAGCTTCAAAAGTCCATCAAATTTATTTAATTGTGCGTTACCAGAAGCGGTATCACCTTGCCACAACCCAACTTCTAGAGCTTCGCCAATTACAGCGATTTTCTTAGCAGTGTACTCGTCAGCAAACGGCATGTAATCGTACATAGAACCAGCTCTCAAAGCCTTTTGTGTGTACTTAGCCTCAAAAGACTTAGGACAAATTGATTCGTTTACTTTAATCTTACCGGGAGTTAATGCTCTTTGTGTGAAAGCAGTTGTACCGCTTGAGCTAAATCCACAAGTTCCACCAGCTTGAAATACAGCATCGGTTTCCATTAAGTTAATTTTTTCGGAGGACTTGATACCTACCTGAACGTTACCAGCTGCTTCGATTAATTTTGCAGTTTTTGGCGCGAACACTAGAGAAGTAGCAAGTTGTTGCTCGTTCTCTTTTACATAATTGGTTAAACCAGTTAAATCTAAAGCCATGTTTTTTAATTTTTAATTGTTTGAAAAATGTTTTGTAA